TTATCAAAAACATAGTCTTCTACAGAACAGGACAATGAGTTAACCGTACCATCAAAGGAGAAGAAACCATTGTTTCCTACCCAGTACGCAACCCCATCTATTTCACAACATGCGTTCTGACCTAGTAATCCACAGTTAGTACCTACTTGTTCAAAGCCAAATGTAAAGGGAGAGCCTACAAATTTCATAGAATATAAAGCATTGTCGGTCCATACCAGAATATTTTCTTTTCCTTTGATGGCCCCCATAATTTTGGTACCATCTTGAAGTCTTTGGGTTCCTGCACTGTTGTCAGCCGCCGGTGCAAAGACATTAATTTGTTCTTGATTAGAAAATCTTATAAACATATCATCTTGAGTAGAGCTCGTTCCAATAGTTGTTTCCGTTCCTAAATGAATTAAGTGCCGAGTCGTTGGAGAAACTAAGGTTAGTCGACTGGCTGTCGGGTTTCCAACAGTTCCACTAATTGCTGTTACATAATTTGTAGTTAGCATTGAAGCTGGTGTAGTAAATTTTGCAGAACCCGCAACTCCTGAATCCCATGTAAAAGTTTTACCATTTGCAACGGTTGCAACTAAAACTTCTCCCCAGTTGCCTAAAGACCAAAGCCCTGGTTCTAAGGTAACGTTGGATGCATTAACTGCATCGCCATATCCCGTCCATGTGGAAGCATCATAAACAGTGGCTCCATCAGAGTGAGCTTGACCATTGGAAGTACCTGCCGTTGCTGTTCCTAAAGCTCCTCTAGTAGCTCCAGTTAAATCATTAGTAGAGACTCCAGTATAAGTAATTAATTCTGCATCAGGAATAGTTCCAACAGCAATAGTTCCTGAAGGGTCAGGAAAACCAGTGGCAGAAGTTAAAGTAACTGAAGTTCCGGATCCACCCGTTCCAGCGGTATCGGCATTTAAAGCTCCATCTAAATCGTTTGTTAAAGAACCCGTAATAGTTCCACCAAAATTTCCTACACCATATCCATAACCATAAGTTTGTTCCGAAGGCCCAACGCTTTGATAAGGTTGAACTTTCGCAGAACTGCCTGAAGTTAAATTAGATCCTGACCCATTAGCTTCTGCGCTCGGTGAGGTAATTGTAAAAGTAACTGAAGTAGGAACTGTAATCACTTGACAAATTTTATCTTCGAATAAAGTTGCGGATAAACTCGAAGCACTAGGCATCGACACAGAGTCTAAAACCACCATATCCCCTACCTCTAATGAATGAGCAGAAGAAGTTGTTATCGTAATGGAAGTACCTGGTGAAGTGCTGTTTGTTGTTAAAGTTGAACTGGTAAAAGTAATTTGAGCACCCGCATTATTAGAGCGCCAAGGAGTAATATTATGTACAGCTCCTTCGAAATAAATAAGTAAAAACTTATCGGTTCCAATACCGACGTATCTATTGCCGTCTGTATCTACAAAAGAGTGTTGCTTTCTTGCGACTCCACAAATCGTATCGGTTAATAAAGAAGACCATCCTCCTACTTTTTCAGGAAGATTATATCTCCATCTAACATTATCTGAATCTACCCAACGATCGGTTGCTCCGACAGCAGTGTCCTGCTTGTCGACACCCGGTTGAAATTTCATTTCAAAGAGAGCCATCTTGTCAGCTCCTATGAAGTATAATTAGTTTTATAAGCCCAGCCACGAGTTGAGTCTATATAAACTAACGTTATGGATTGACCATTATTACTTAAAGTTAAATTAGAAGTTCCACTATTAATTTTTAATCCATTTCGATCTACAGTTAAATTATTAGATCCCCACGTTCCTCTTGCATCAATAATGGTTATTTCATCTCCTGTAGAAGCTGCGGCTGGTAAAGTAACAGTAATAACAGTTGAAGTTGTATTGGCTAAAATCTGTGCTCCTGCAACAGCCGTATAAGGACTGTTTGAATCTGTAATAGTTGCATATCCTTTTTCAATAATACTTACGACTGTTTCAGATCCATTGGATCTGCATAAAACAGTTGCACCAGGTGGTATCGGTTGTGCTGTTCCTGAAGCGGTTAAAACATCCAAAGTTCTATTAGAAGTTCCTCTAACCGTTTCATCTTTTATAATCCAAACTCTATTAGCGGTTCCAGGCATTGTTAAAGTTCGATTCGCCGCCAAAGTCCCTGTGAGTGCTAAATAAAAATTTTTACCATTGGAAGTTGCGCCGTCTGTTAAAGCAAGAGTAACACTTGCCCCTGCCATATCTACTGCAAGATATCCAGTGGATGTTTGTTCTAAAATTTGTAAATTGGTATTATTAATCCCACCCCATTGACCAGCTTTTTCACCAGTTGTGATGAGTTCTAATTGTGCGTTTGTTGAATAAGATGATGCCATAATTTTAAGTCGGGTCTATTTCTGTCCAGGTCATAGTTGCACCTGGATCTATTTCACTCCATGTTATCGCCTGTATTGTACCTGTAGCAAGGGTTAAAGCATTTGCCACAGCCGTAACATTAGCGTCACCAGTTATTGTAGCACTTCCTATTGAAATCGCAAGAGCGTTTTTCACAGCAGTGATATTAGCATCACCCGTTATAGTGACTGATCCCGTACTTAAAGCAAGAGCATTTCCTGTAACCGCTACGTAAGTAACAGGAGGTCCTCCCTGTGAAAATGAAAATTCTGCAAATGCGCCTATTCCTAATAACATATAATTTAGCCTTATGAAGGAGACAGTGAGGTATGTGGTGGAGTCACTGCCTCCATCACAAAGCTATATCACTTTTTAAACCAAGCTGGAAGTCCTAAATGTGGTCTTTTATCAAATTTATTTTCTTCAGCGCCTTTTGAATTAAATTTATTATAATGTAAAAAAACTTGAACACAATACTCACCCATAAAAGGTTCTCGCCAATGTTCTAATTCACATCCACTATAAATTAATATATCTCCAGGATTTTGTGAAACTTTAATTCCCTTACCCCCTTCTTTACCTGTTGGATCTAAATAAATATCCCATTTATCTCCACCCAAAAACATTGTTCCTGATAATTCACAGCTAAATCTATCTTTATGTCGTTTTAAAATATCCCCCCTTTTATAGATTCTAGCATAAGAGTAAGTGGGTATTAGTTTAGTTTTAAGTGCTTTTTCAATCTTTGGTTTTGCAATTTGAAGCAATGTTTCCATAGCTATATCTGCATAACATGAATAAGTATTTGGAATTTGTGTATCTTTCCAAATCCCCCATGCATTCTCATAAGGCGATATATATTTATTATTAAAAAATGTTTCAGTAACTCTTCGTTTTAAAAGAAAATAGCCTGTAATAAATTCAGTTAATTCTTTTGGCATTACCTCTTTAATAATTTTATACATTAGAACGAATCCGAGTTAAGTACTCTTTATGATTAAATAAATTATATAATTTTCTTTCTTTATAAGTCTTATATTTATGTTGCATTAATGCTTGTAAATAAAAAGGGTAAGACTTAAACTCATTAGTAATGGCTTTGCCATCAAAATAATCAATCCCATAAAGTATTAAAATAAAATTACGGTTAGAAAATAATAAATAAGTTTGTTGGAAATCTTGTATAATAGGTAAATGATATTTCCAGTGCTCAAGTTGTTCTTTGAATTCTGCACTAAAGGTTACTTTTTCATTTTTCCAAAAAGCTGTATCTTTATCGACTAAATAATGGATGGCTATAAAGTTTCGTACATTATTACAAATAGCAGCCCATTGTTCATTATACCTAGTAATAACTTTTTCATTATAATTATGAAGATGATGGCATAATAAAAAAGCTTGGTGTAAAGAAACACTAATTGAACTAGCTTCTAATGGTTCTGCAAAAATAGCACTTAATCCAATTGCAACACAATTTTTAACCCAACATTTATCTAAAGCACCATCTTGAAACTTAATGTTCTTGGCAACCTCAATAGGGTGTCCTAAAGTTTTTTCAACTTCGGCTTTGGCTTGATCTTTATTGATGTAGTTATTGTTAAAAACATAACCATTTCCCCATCGCCCATAAGTTGGTATTCGCCACATCCATCCAGCATCCATCGCTTGTGATAAAGTCCAGCAATTATAATTATCCGTATCTGGAGTTTGAAAAGCAATAGCCTCATTCATGAGAAGATTAAAAGACTTCCATTTCGTATTGAGTTTAGAAATAAGAAGTTTTTTAAATCCGGTACAATCAATATAAAAATCTGCTGTATAGGTTTGCTTCTGCCCTTTAAGACTTTCTATTTTATCGGTAACCTTAACATCTTCAATAAGATCTTCTGTGAACCTAATCTTTTTTTCTTTACATTTTTTAACTAAAAAATCATTAAGTTTTAAAGTATTAAAATGATATTGATTAACTTGGGAATCAGTAGCTACACGATTATTCCACATAAGCGGAGATAACATATCTTGGAATGAAGTTCCTTGACTAATATGATAAGCATAATACAATTCATATTGCCCTACTGTATATCTTTGATCTCCGTCAACAAAATGAAAATAAGGTTTTGAAGTCCAATCTTTAAACATAACTCCAAATTTAAATGTAGCATCGGTTTCTTGGATCAACTCTTTTTGTGTAATGCCACACATTTGCATAAAATCTGACCAATGTTCAGTGGTGCCTTCTCCAACACCTATAATACCAATTTGATTAGATTTTATAATTTCAATATCGATAGATTCGAATCTTGTTTTTAAAATTAAAGCAGTCGTTAAACCAGCAGTTCCCCCTCCTACTATAATAATTTTTTTAAGATGAGCCATAATGAAATTTTATATTACCAGCAACAGAAATACGAGTAACATTAGATTTAAATGGCATAACTTCATGTCTTAATTTAGATGGAAAAACCATTAAGACATCGTCTGCGGGTATAAAATCTCTAATTGTTCTAACTAAATCCTGCTCTTCACCATAGAAAAAAGAAATACCACCTGGTCTATTAGATTTAGTTATATCTTTTTTCCCTTCATTAATTATAGCCTTGGGTATTTTAATCCAATGAACAAACGAAAGATCGCAATTTGTATGAGTATGCATTGGGTTCATTTCGTTTTTTTTTTGA